CTGGTGCTGGAGTACTCACCATCTCTTGTTCAACCGTTGCGGTTGGAGTCTGGGAGCCACCATCAAGAGCAAGCACTCTATACAGACGAGTTTTTAAATCATCATAGCTCTTGAATTCACTTGGATCAACTAAGCCTTTTAAAGATACTTCTTTGTTCCAAACTTCTTCCATCTTAGCATCATCATCAAATAAAGGCCCAGGTGAATCAAATTCACTCTTATCATAGTTTCTAAAGCCTTCTAAGTTTCTCATCTTCAAACGAAAGTTAGCACCTTCCCAAAGGTCAAATGGATTAACTGCTGCTTCATCATCAAACTCAGGATGCATCATATCATTTAACTTATCAAAGATCTTCTTACCATATTTGTACTTAAATACTTGACCCTCATTTTGAGGATTGGTAGGATCTTTAACAACATATATGTTAGAGATATAACTAAGACGACGTTTATATTTACGCGCTAGGTCTTTATTAGATTCAACACCACTATTCCATAAAGTAGTATTGTATTCAGATACTGGATCAGTTTGACCCATTGTGGTCAATGACTTTTCAATAAACCATCCACCAGGACCTTGGAACCCATGATCCCATATTCTTACGAAAGGGATATCTTCTCCATTAGGTGCTGGTAAGAAACGAATGATAGCATGACCGTTACCGGACTTATCTACTTCTGGTTTCCAAAATCCTTCATCACCTCTTGGTGTTGTTGGACTCTGTAACTTAGATACTTCGTTTGTGATTTTATCAACTTGCGATTGACGATTAGATTTCATTTCTGCGAATGACATTTTATTCTCCTATATTACGTTGTATTTTTTATATTACGGTTTATCATTAAACCTATTCCTTAGTATACTCTTATACGGGTCTAGGTCAACACTATTTATAAAGAATGGCTGATATTTTTTTAGCTTCTTATAAAGATCAGGCCAGACTATATCATCTCCAAGTACCTTATTCCAGTACTTGAAAAATTCTGTTAATCGATCAATAATTATAATTGTTTCAGGACTTATTACTTCTCTTATAAACAACACCATTAGTCTAGGATGCTCTCCAGGAGTAACAATTATATTACTATCAAAATTCTCTTGCATCTTTTGAATCTCTTGTTCAAAAATATACTTTCTACTATCTCTTCTTCTTAACCAATCATTGTATATACTTATTGACTTCTCATCACTAACATCACCAGACCAGAAGTTAGGATTAACCATCATATTAGCTACCATAAAATCTACTGGTTGTTTCATCTTAGATAATTTATAAAAGTGATACTTATCTTTACGTGTTTCAAATTTACTTCTATCACCTTTTAGTTTACCATGATACTTAAAGTAATCATAACTATCGTTTTTGAAATGAGTCTTTAATGCTAAGTACTTCTGATATACTTCATAAGGTTCCATCATATAGGCAGCTTTGCTGCTGATGTACCTTTAATCATATGTAATCTTTCTGCATCTGCTTGTATCTTTGCTTTGAGTATTTGACTACCTTTAATTAAAGATGCCACAGTTTCTATTTCTACATTAGCCTGATGAGCGTAATACATACACGCATCAAAATAAGACATGCTCGTCTCCTTAACTATTATTTCTATCTCCGCTACAAACTGAGATGGTGTCTTAATTGCTATGTCTATCATATTATCCTTTTCCATGGAAAGCAGATTAATCTTTTTTTATGCTTTCTATCTTTATCATCATTCCTTTTCTCTACAAAGTCAACTGTTCTTTGAAGATTTTTTACATGCTCTGTAGCTTGGTTTAAATAACTACGGTTTCTGTTAGGATTTCTGACATGTACTTCATGGGCTACGGTATCTTCAGGATGAAAAACTACGTGGTCATATTTATCTCTATCAAGTGATAAAAAGAACTCAGCATCACCATGTCTCATACCAGTAAACTCTATATCATATCCACCACCACTCCAAAATGCTGGTTTAGTTATTAACCACGTATTAGGATGTGATATAAATTTTAGTATCTTTTTAGGATCTACATGATCATAATCTTCAGGATCATCTGGATGGTCAAAAGCTACTTTAAACACATATATGTTTTCTTCTTTTAATGGATTCATTATCATAGCTTGTACCATAGAAGGTTCCATATACACATCTATATCCATTAACATATTCCAATGGGTTTCACTTTCCATCATTAATAAATTACGAGCACCATGACTATTGAAGCCAACGTCTAATGTTATTAAATAACCTTTTATGTTTAATCTATCTTTATATAATTCCAATAAAGATTTGAATACACCACCGTCATTGTATCCATCATTAAGTATTTGTAATGTTATACTTTCTTTAATGTCACTAGGTAGCTTATCAAAAAAATCTAATTGATATTGTAATCTATCTACTTGGCCATAATATGTTATTGAAAATGTTACCTTATTCATCTTTGAACTGCTTTATATAAGCCCACATTGTTTTCCATTCTTTAGCATACATAGTATCTTGATACTTGTCTCCAAACCAAGGTCCACCATCTGTATAATGTATTGCTTTGGGGTTCTCTAAATGATAGTAGCCATCCATACAATTCCATTCTAAAGGTATCGATCCTATCTCTTCATCTTTCAACCACTTAAAGTGATGAAAGTCTAAACCAGGTTTATGATTATTAAGATACTCAGGTGTCAATATTTTATTAGATGGATGTTCATTATTAAACACCATTAATGAAGCCCAATTCTTTCTGTGGGATCTATGCTGTGCTACTCCATCCATTTTAATTTCTGTATTAGGATTATAACTAGGATGCTGTACCACACTTACAGCTAAGTCTGGATTAATGTATTGTGCAAGATTCATTGGATTACTTTTAAATAAGAAATCACAATCTACAAATATACTATATCCTGTAAATGAACTTAGGTAAGGTACCCAAAATCTTGTAAAGGTAAAGTCGGTAGATTGTGGCTCGCCCCAGTTTCTATTGTACTCTGGAATCTTTTGACTTTTTAATTGTACTGGCTTAAGAATAGATAGTAGTTCTATACTATGTTTACATACTCTATAAGCATCATGTTCTCTTTCCTCGTAGCCTATGTATATTCGGGATATTGAGGTATTGTTCAAATTGGACATTTAATTCACCTAACCTATCTAATGATCTTTTTCGCAACTCATAAGGATTCTTATTTAATAGATCCCTCATTTCTAATTTATCTTTTACCATAGCCCATTGAAATGACTTTGATGTTATCTTCTTTGAAGAAAATATTAACATAGGACATCCTACATATCTTGCTACCCACATTGTGGATCCATGATATCCTATAGCTAGTGTACACTTTCTATAAAGATCAATCAACTCTTTTATTGGAGTACTATAATCAGCAAATTTAACTTCCATACCCCATTCTTCTTGAATCTTTTTAGCTAATACATTCCACTTAACTAACCCAACAGGATCTTTCCATAGCTTAGCTTTGCCACCATATTCTTCTAATGTTTGTTTATGGTTTTCTGTTGTATTTAAAACAATATACTTCTTACTATAATCCATATTCTTTTGCTTAGCATACCAAAAGTTATGGAACGGTTCACTGTCATCATAGTTTGTATGATTGAATGATAGCTTAGAGTTATACTTGTGATTAATTTTTACTTGATGAAAAGGTATTGGTTGTGCAATAGATGCTAAGTGCTTAGCTCTTTCATCTAAAGTTTCTGGATCTGTCTTCTTATACTTTGTACCCTTTTTATGGGGCCAATGAAACTTGAGTTCTACGTCACAGCAATTTTTCTGTGCCATAGTATGTGCATAACAAATTGGTGAAACTATATCTCCATAACCAATCTTGCCTTTCCAATCAATTCGTATTAACTTCATACACCAAAACTTTCTCCACATCCACAGCTGCTTGTTGCGCCTGGATTTTTTACAGTTAGATAAGAACCACCTAACTCTTTTTTATAATCAACTACACTTCCTATTATATACATTTCTGCAATTGGGTCAACAAGTAAAATATTTTCTATTGGGTCGCCCCATGATTTATCTACTTCTACTGTATCTGTTGTAGCCCATTTATATTGAAACCCAGCACATCCTCCACCATCTACTGATAGTGTTATAAATTGGTCTTGAGGTTTAACTGTACCTAAGTATTCTTTAGCTGATGGTGTTAGTGTTAACATTAGCCCTCCTTGAGATGAGGAAGATCAGGAGCATGTATCTCCTGTAAAAATTCCTCTTTCACTTCCATTATTTTTTTCTTTTTAAGTTGCATATATTGTTGTTCGTATAGTCCACACCAATTGCATGGTTGTTTGTCTTCAACTTGCCAATTAGTATGTTCTATTTCGCATTCATGTGACCACATTCTAAATCCCCTAAATTTATCTATTTCCTCTGGTGAATAGCTCATATTCCATCTCTAACTTCTCCCATGAGATTATTATTGTTGTATAGATCTATTTATTAAAACTTAGGATCTTCATATTGAGTGGTCCACATCTCTCCAGCGCTAACAATACATGATACACCTTGAGCTGCTTGCTCTACAATAGAGAATGTTTTTGTTTGTGGATTAACATATATTGCTGTTAGCATTCCATAGTTACCCATTGGATCTTTAAGAAGTAATCCAAAGTCAGTAGGTACCTGGCCAAAATTATTATAAACGTATTCTGATACTACTGGTGTATCATTACACATCATAGATTTCTGAACCCAAAATACTGTACCGTATGCTCTCTTTTCAGGTATCTGTAGTATAGGAGGTTCTTCAGCAAGAACCACCATGCTAGTTGCAATTGCACAACTAGCTAAAGTGATTGTTAATAGTAGTATGAATATTAATCTCATAATACTATTTATGCTACTTCTGCAAGTTTAACAGCTTTTTCTAATGCTTTTATTTTAACACTTTTATTTAAGCCATACCAAGCAGAAGTTAATCTTGACTCTTGGTTACGTCCTATAACATGATCAGTCATATATGTAACTGCATTATAAGCATTCCACCAACTACCAGGAGCAAAGTCTGCACCAGGCTGAGTTTCTAGAATGTCTAACGCACCTTGAGCATTTCTAGATAACCCTAAAGCTGCTACGTTAGCATCTGTTAGATTTTTAGGTGCTTCACTCCAATGAGCAGGCTTACCGTATCCAGGAAA